ATATTTAGTTAATTGGTCCAATAATAACCAAATGATAAGTACTGTATAAAACAAGATTAACTCCCTTACTATAATATAATTCTTAATAGTCCTATTATACTAAGTTACGCAAATTTAGGCAAAATAAAAAGCCCCTCAATGAGGGGCTTTTTATTTGTGATTACTCAGCGGAAATTATTTAAAAATGTCGTTTATCCGCATAATTACTGGATTTTATGCATTTTAGGTTGAGCAACGGTTAAGCAACCGTTTTAGTTTTAAACGACTTAATTCAATCCGAATAGCTCAGTTTTAACAGATTCTTTATATTCCTCAGGTGGATTCCAGATTTCTATAAATTTATCAAATTCAAGTTCGCTCCTAAATGTTGCTACCTGGTCATCCCAACCACTTATATGTCCCTCTGGAGGTAATACAGGAATGTTATTCCAATCTAACGCACGTCTTAATCGCTTATATCCATCCTCTTGTAAATCTGATATATCTACAACGTCCGAGATATTATTATGCTCACAAATATATTTATATAAATCTTTTACTGTCATTCTGATTTTCATAGTTCCATACACCCTTTCCATGCCTTGTTTTGTAACTAACCAAGTGCCTTTAGATTTTCTGCACTCATCTGATGTGAATCTAGGTGGCGTATTCCGTTGACCAGAGCACGCCTGTTTTACTGTAACAGGACTGATTTTCCAGCGCTCCGCTGCTTCAGCGGCAGTCATTATATCCTCGAACTTCATAAGTACCTCCTTATTTACCCCAACCTAATGCAATTTCAGTATCATTTTGCATTTCTGCTACTGCTTTCAAGCTATCAAATGTATCGGCTTGCTCAAAGCACATATCATCAAAATCATTTTTAAAGGTATATTCCTTCCAGTATTTGCGGTTTAACTTAACTGCATATGCGTAAAGGTCTTTATTATAGTTGCGAACTTCTGTAATGTTCCATTCCTTTAAGTATACAACTTTGTTATTATCGATCACTAAAACAGGGTTACCTTTAATGAACTTCACATTGTTAGTTACGATGATGATTTCATCGTCGCTAATAACATGATTGAATTTGAAATATTTGTTAGAAGTATGCTTCACTTCTCCAAAGAATTTAGTCAATTGAGATTCTTTTACGCTTTTAATGAATTCGCCATACTTGCTCATGATAGGTGCTCCTTTTAATAACTCCCTTATCTTCGTCTTTATTATACATCGCATTCGATGTATTTGCAAGTGCTTTTTTTAAAAAAAATTCTTACAACAAAAAAAAAGACCTTACCAGGACATATTCCCAGTAAGGTCTTTTGTGTATTTACCATTAATCCACACGTCCGCCCTCGTATGGTAGGGAGATGCTTGGATCACCTCTCAGTCATCGATGAATTACTACTCCGATTGTCGCACCCGCTCCCAGTATTTGGGATAGGTTGCGTTGCATTCGTAAGCGTTTGATTGTTCTCTTGTCGTTGTCGATTTGCCCTTTCAACTCTGTCAAAGAGTTCTGCATTTCGGACAAGACAATTTCTTGCTTCATTGATTGAAGTTTGGCTTGCGTTAATTCGTTCTCCAATTTGTTGATTGTATTGTGAGCTTCGTTCAATTCTTGTCGCTGCTTCACGGCTATAGTCTGTGCTTCTGTCAATGGAACGCTGGATGCTTCGATTAAGCTCAACGCTTTCGCGTTGTTGCTTTTCAATTCGTTCCACTGACTCACGGGCACGCTGATAGTCGGTTCCGCTTGGCTGGTAGAAGATGTATCCGAGGCAAAGACAGATGACGAGCCCAATACCACCGATAATAATATAGCGGTAAGTAGGGTGATTAAGTAATATTTTGATTTTGTCATACATCATACCCCTCCTGTTGCATAATCCGTAATGCCCCTTGCGATAGCACGTACTATGGTATCTAAATCATTATTAAGTAGCGCTAGATCTTCATCATTATCGATGAATGCCATTTCTACAAGAACGGCTGTCGCATCTGTACCATTTAGCACCCATAAATCTTGCCGTTCTTTCACACCACGATCAACCGTATTAATACTACGGATGATTTGTGATTGAATGTCGTTCGCTAGGCGTTGTCCATTAAAGGATTTATAAAGCGTTTCTGTACCCCTAGCTTGAGTGTTAAAAGCATTGCAGTGCAGAGACACAAATATATCTGCACCCCATTCGTTGGACTCAGAACATACGAGGCCCAAATCATCATTTTGTAAAGTGCGAACTTCACAGCCTGCTGTTTGTAAATAACAAGCCAATAACTTACCCGCATCACGAGCAACGTCGCATTCACGACGTCCTGTGTTAGGATTTACTGCTCCAGAGTCCAGGTCAATATCATGACCTGGATTTATAAATATTTTCGTCATTACTACTACCTCCTTCTAATTTATCAGGGACACCATTATTGTTTCTATCCAGCCAAAGTCCTAGGAATCCTACTACAGCTGTCAATACACTAGGAATGAATATGTGGTCAATAATATTGAGCCCAACATCAATCAACTTATTAGTTTCACTTGATACATAACCCCTAGCAAATGCCATAACATACTCTGTTATGACTAGCCAAATAGGAATTAGCATAACAAGTACTAGAATCCGTGTCGCTAGTACTCCTGTAGGATGGATATTAGCAACACGAATAGAACTATATACAGATTTCAGTCGGTTCATGATTTGATATTTCATTATCAGTCACCTCCTATATCGTCCGTGTTAAGTGTGATACTTCTTCCTATTGGCATATTGTTTAGAACTTGGATATGCATCAGTTCAGTACTCAGACTCTGAACTGTGGTTTCGAGGTTATTGAGCCTGTGAAACTTCGCAGCATCTCGTTCTTCCAGCTTGACCAACTGCTTTAGTATTTCCTGATTACTTTTTGTTAATTCAGCGATACTGTTGATAGCATCGGATAACTTATCGTCATAGTCCTTACGCTGCTTATCCATACGTCGAGCCAAATGGTCATCTAATTCTTGCTTAACTGCGACTAGCGAAGTGTGTTCTAAGAACCACACCATCGCACGAAACGAACCCCTAAGGGCGGCCCAGATGACCCCCAAGAGGGTCACCCAAAATCCAATATCTGCAAAGTAGGCCGGAATTCCGAAGTCCATTAGCAATAATCTAATTTCGTCCATTTAGGCCTCCGCTTTCTCCCATTTCTCGTTATAAAGATTCCATTTTTTAGTATGGTCCGGATTGTAGACCTCTAATGAAATTTTTTGCATCATAACATTTCGTGGCGGATGAGATTCCTCGCTAACAGTCATTTTATTAACCCTAATGAGGTCATAAGATTTTAAATCAAGGTTATCATCTGCCCATACAAATGCGGGGATATTGATTACGGCAAGAGAACTGTTAGCGAAAGCATCCCTATCAATATCAGTGGCCTTCGGCAAATTGATAATGTTGTGATCGGTTCCAACGAATGCTAATGCACCGACTTTAACAACGTTCGGACAGGTAAGTTCACCCTCTAAGTCACTACGGCCATAGAACTGCTTAGGCAGAATCTCTGTGGCCGTTTCCGGATTGAATTCAACAAGACCTTTGATTTTAACAGTATCAACGACATGATCGATTAAGTTAAGATATTCAAGATAAATATCATCTGCACCATAAGGCTGAATTCTAATAGTGGCACTCCCAGATTGGATTTCCACAGCTTCTGTGCTGCCACTCACTCGAACTTTAAAGCCATCTTGCCCAGATACACGAAGTTCCGTATCCCCTTTTCTTGGCTCCCTAAATGTAAGTGGCGCATAAGGTTGCTCCGCCAGTGCATGGACAATAGCAGATAATATCGCTTCAAGGGTACTGCTATTAATAAGAACGTTCTTACCTTGAAGTGCTGAAACAACACCTGATAAGTTAGGCATCTTCGCTTTTAAGGATTCCAACCACTCCTCCTCGGTTCCTACGAATCCATGTGCTAAAGCGATTTCATAGGCACTTTTTCCATTATCGCCTACCAAGGTTGCTTTTACTTCCGCCTCTACTTTAATCGGACCTTCAATTCTTACTGGTAACGCTTCATTTTGCATAATACATTCCTCCTCTAATCATGCATGGCCACATCCTGAATTATATTGACTACCCCCATACCCAGTTTGTAATATCGGCTAGGCTCCGATTCCTTATATGCAAAAGCATCATACACATGCTCACCAAAGGACTTAATTTCTAGGGTATCCTTTCCGGAAATATTGAATGTCGCAATCTTCCCAGATGCTACCCCCTGTACTTTAATAACAAGCGGACCACTTGCTCGCTTTCGTATGGCGAATACTGACTTAAATCCAGTCAAATCCACATTGTCATCTTGAACTGCATAAACTATCCCGAAATCCTCGCCAATATTGAGGTCTATATCTTTTACATTCATTACTTATTATCTCCCTTAATTGAATGGAATTGTACCTTGTTTGTCGTACCCGGTCACATCGACTACCAAATACTGAGATGTAGTCTTACCCGAGCAACCTACAGGATACGAGGTGACTGTATTCCAATCAATGAACTGATACGATTTCAGCGATACGGTACTCTCATCGTGAAATCTGAACGTTTGCCACACTCGCCCCGTGTGTGACTTTTTATCTCCGTTATTGATATTGGGCCCCCAAACGGATACATCGATTACGGACATGGGTATAATCGCAACCTTGACGCCATAAGCCTTTGGATCACGAGCCATGTTTGTAAAAGTATCCGGAACGTAGTTTGATAGCTGGTTATACCAATCATGCGCATAGTGATCGATTATGCGTAGGTACCTGATGCGGCTATCATATATCACATCATTCTGCAGATTGTAATCTGCTGCCCAGGATACTTTATAATACTTATGACGGCCAAGCACTTGCAGTGCCGTATTAGGCTTACTACTACCTACCTTGTCAACAAATCGAATACGAGGTGTATCTGCATTAGCCACAACGTCCTCGAAGTATCCAAAGCAATAGAATTTAATACCAGCTTTCACTTCATCAACCATTGCTTGCGTTACCTTTTCGCCTGGCTTAATTACATCCACTACCAGCACCATTAATCGTTCACGACGTTTATGAACCCACTGAGCTGCAAATTCATATCCTTGTGGAACTGATACTGCTATAAGAGGTGCGTCACCATGATATGCGTAATTAGTGACATAAAAGACCTGGATTACGTTAGCCTCCCCTGCAATATATCCGTATTGGAATTTACTCGTAGGCACCAGCATAGGTGCGTAAGCTACAGGTTTGAGCGGGATTTGAACCGTTGGCGTTATCCCCCTCATTGCCCCGGTGTAGAGAACTGCCTCTTTTTGTTTAGGAAAACTAAGATATACTAGATTGTCATAGGTATCGTTTATAATCGTGACGCCTTCTTTATTCTGGATATTAATAAATTCCATACGCCAGCCACCCTTCGTACGTAAGATCCTTAAATTGACGATTGATATTATATTCATCCTGGGACACTGCAAAATAATATGTTATGACATTGCCCCTAACCTCTGCCACTAAGTACTGCCCCATGGCTGCGGCCCAAACATGCTGTCCAGGCTGCAATCCATTCACAGTAATTTGTTGGCGCCGATTTGGGATGTCAGATACATACATCCGCCCCTCGATACGCGTGAGCCTTTCCTTGAGATTTAGTATGATATTGCCGTTAGTATCATAAGCTAGTACATGCGGTTCCATAATACCTCCTACCAGCACCCAAGCTTAATCCGAGGGTTATTATCATCATCAAAACCTGTAATAAGATTATCCTGAATCTCAACACGAGCGCCGGTCTCTCTTGATCGAAGTAACCCGATTGTACCGGACACCGCCGATAAACTATCAACATGTAATTTGTCGGCAGTAACTGCGTTAGCCTGAATCATCTTATTAACAATGACGTTATCGTCGAACTTAGTCGCTCCAGTGATGTGAATCAATTTCCCCGCAATGTATACACCGGACTGACTGAGGTTAATGCGAGACACCAACTCACCACCATCAATCTCACCAATACTTTTTTTAACTTGCAAATCGATGCTACCAGCTAACTCAGTAATGCGAGATTCCGTATGTGACGCCAAATTCGTAATTCTTCTAGTGGTCTCTTCAGAATTCTTATTGAATTTCTTATCAAGTTCCTTAATTCGTTCATCAACTTTATTCAACCCGAGAGACTCAAGGTCTAGCAAGCTCGCATCAATTTGTGTCTTAATCACGACTTGCTTCTCGTTAACGAATCCATCTCCGAACACATCAACAAACGAGCAACGTATCCGGTATATTCCGGCTGAGTTCGAATATGTCAGCATGGTGCTAGTAGTTTCAAAATCATCGGTGCGTTCATCTCCGATCACGTGGCATCTGATTGCATATGCTTGTGCGGGCTTAGTTGAGAAGTAAAGATTGAATCCCCCTAACTGGCTTTTTACTACAAGCTCAGGCGCGGCCAACTGCGGAACGTTATACTCATACGTTGCTGCAGTCGAGTATTTGCCCAACGTACTGCGAGCATAAAGATAAACCGTATCTGCTCGTTTAGTTAAAGTAAGTACAGCAGAGGTACCTTTAACTCTTGCCAATAAAGCATTCGTATCTTTACCAGGATTATTATCAGTACGTAATTCGTAATAGTCGACGTCAGCATTCAGCACCTCATCCCATGATGCGGTGGCATTTCTACCGAAAGTAATACCAAAGTTGCTAGGCGTATCGGGTATCGCATCCATCGGTTTAACTATCACATCAACCATTTGAGCTGTTTCTGCCCGGTTACCAAATCGGTCAACCGAAATCGCTTTGATTCTATACTCCTCACCTGGACCTAATGATTTGATAATAACCTGACTATTACTACTGCCAGCGTACTGCCATTCTTGCCCTGGCACAGGCTTTCCGCTCTTCGACTTTAAGAGATACCAAATCTCCGCCACATCGAAGTTGGCGGGATTACTAGGCGGGTCAAATAGCACTTGTAAGTCATAGTAAACACTTTTATCTGCAGTCTGATTGTATCGACTGAGTACGTGCAAATTTTGCACATCCTCTGGCGTTTGCATCTTAGGTATGGCTATAGATTTTGTTACGCCAGTAGTCAACTGTCCCAACTCATTAATAGCCTGCACTCGCACCTCATAGGTCGCACCTAGTAGCACATCAGATATCGTGGTAGCGTTTGTGGATGCTGGGTAGTTTCCAATATATGTCCACGTATCGCTTTTTACGTTTCGGTAATTCACGACTACATTTGAGACTTTTCCATCGCGAGGTAACTGCCACGTTACACCTATACGTGAATACATGATGCCATTAGCACCATAGACATCGCTCACTATCCCTACTGATTGAATATCAGATGCACCGTGATTCGTATAATCAATACTTGGCACCGTGCCATCATCTGATACATAGAGTTCTGGATAATATTCCATGCATTGGATCTTACGAGTCATTTCTGATAATGTTTTCGTAATGGCTAATACACGAAATGGCTTAGCCGATTTAGAAACCTCCCCGAATGCATATACCGCATCAGGCTGCACCGGTATAGCCTCTCTAACAATCACATTGAGACCTGATACATTTACTACGTTAAACGTAGAGACGATATCCGTAGAGTTGCTACGGATCAGCAACTGATAATTCTTCCCTGGTTGTACCGACACTTCCTTGTCAAGTGTAATCGTCTGGCCACTTACCGCAACCACACGACCGCCCTCGCCCCACTCAGGTATGTCGTGCTGAATTAAAATAATATCTCCTACCGTGCACGCTATGGCATCCGTAAACGCCTCTATTGTCACAGTACGTATTTCATATTTATTGCATCGCAAGAAATGCTTACCGTGTTTATAGGCCTGCTCAAGACTAGTACACCCCATAAGTTCAACTTGTGCCGGATTTGTTAGCGTATCCGACTCGTCGTAAGTATCCCCATATACTGGAATGACGTCTCGCTCATAATCCTTATCCTTGTTAAGGAACGATATTTCAACAGAGTTAGCCCTAGCCTCCACACCTTGAAACTCTTCAGTAAAGCTGCCATGTTTTATATTGGCTACAGTAAACAACTGTACCGGTGTAGATTGATAATCACTAACACATGTGAACCTGGTTCCTACAGGAATTACTTTCCCTCGACCTACTGCTTCTGGATACTTTAATGCATCCCATAATCGCATAGCGGTGTCGTATATATAGTTGAATGTAAACCCATTTGTTTTGCACTTATCTGCCCATGCCTTAAATGCGTTATAGTCAAGGCGCATATGGGGCTGTCCGAATACAATATATTCACCGCCAATCTTACGGCAGATGTGGATTAAATCATAAGCAGCCCAAGCCGGATTATTAGCTGGTTGTGCTTCATACTTATTGATATACGGATTGAACACATACACCTCTGAACGCTCTTGAATCCATGTCACTTTTGGATCGGTGCCGCTTAGCTGGGATGTAGCCAAAGCCTTAATTCCAATGAGGGCTTTCCCCGGATGTACGAAATCATCATAAATAATTTGGGTTAGCTGCACCCAGTAGACCTTATTGACATGGCGCAAGCTTTTACCATCTTTCGCACTGCATCGCATACGGATTTCATAACGCGCCTTTTCAAGATTGTCGAATCGAAATACACGATAAAACGCATTATTTGTCGCCTCTTCAATTCGTCCTGCGTAATCAGATGTATTTGTCACGCTATTATCTGACTTAATAAAGTTCCACGCATCACGGCGCTTAATGTGGCCGGCCATACCCTTTTGATTTGCTAAAGGTAATGCCTGCCAGGACTCATCACCTACCTTACGAATTTCTGCTTTCAAAGTGACAGACGTCCGGTCAGCGCCACCGCTATCATTTGAATAATATAATCCGTTTGGGAATCCAACAGTTAACTCTATCGCGTCACACGCATCGCCTTGTACCTGTTGTGTATTCCATGATTCAGTCAATTCATAGTTTAGGGATTGATCCGCAAAGTTATCATTGAAATTTGGGATAACTGTTTGGTCATTTGTACCCTTTCTGATATCCACCTGCACATCTTTATAATTACTGATTGGGTTAGCATTAATACGAATATCTTCTATTTTTGATAATTCGCCCTCACCCGCACAGTATAAAAGATTAAGATATTGCTTTTCACCATCGCTAATTACATGGCGGGATAATAATAACCCAGCGCTTTTCATTCGGCCATACGTTACGGCTAAAGGGTAACCTTGTCCGGTAACAGTTTCAGTACCTCCCCAGCCATATGTATTTGATTGTTCGGAATTCGAACGGTCAACCTTAGGAGCAGTTAACTTTGAAATGATAGCATTACCTATCATCCCTACCGCCATAGCAATTACTGACCGCCAAATTAAGCTTTGGATGCCAAAGATAGCACCCGAAGCAATACCCCCGGTAAATACAGCCATCCCTATTGATAAAAGAACACCAAAGAACTTACCCTCAACTCGGGGCATTACTACAATGTAGTCTTCATCGTTCACAACTGTATCAGGCGCTGCTTCATGTCCATTTACTGAGTACGCCCATTCACCAGGTGCACTGAAGTAATAGCTGATAGACTTGCCCTGTTTAAATGGCAAATATTTTGTATCCCGTTGCTCTGGCTTGAACGGATTATTTACAATGATTACATTAACCATCTGCTACTCCTTCCTTTCATAAATGTGCTTCAATCGAGGCACGTACTTTGATATGTGCTCTATACAGGTGCCGCTGTGTTCAGTAGCGTGTATAAATTTACCTTCGCCAAGATAAACCCCTACATGATCGAGATTTTTACCATATAACGCAAACACTAAAACGCTACCAGGCATTGGCTCACGAACTTCACGCCACTCATCCATTTGGATTTGGGTATATTCGGGTAGTGGTATTCCACTACGCCGATATACCTCAACAACTACATCCCAGCATTTCATTTCCGAGAATGGGATACCTATCATATCAGTCAAGTCACTTATTGGATGCATACAGTCCTCCTTGCGGGATAGTAGGTTCTCCGCCAAATCGTGTACTGTTCCCTAATTCACGACATCGTGCTAAGGTTTTATTGCACTGATTTTCAAGACCTTTATATCCACACTGAACGCCTTTAAACTTGAACGGACAAAAATCCTTCATCACACGGATTAATGGGAATCGTCGAGTAAAGCTAAAGTCAGTCCCTAGTGTAAACTCCATCCATTCAGCATTTGCATGAGTTCCCGTAATTACGAAATGCTCCTCTTGCTCGCACACATCAGGTATGTTCGTATTCACTACACGAATGATGACATTGGCCCCAGTGAATCCATTATTAGACTCTGCCATACGCTGGATTGTCCGAGTCACGTTAGATACAGATAACTTAATATTAGGCAAATCCGTTGCATTCTCTGTGACATCTTGAATGGTAAACGGAAATGCAATATAAGTATTACCTTGAAATTGGATATTTTCCGTATTGTATACCAATCGAATCGTATCCCCTTTATAAGATATTTCTAACAGCATTAACCACACACCTGTGGCCGATATTTGGTTTTTCTCTAAAATCGATGCCGTTGAGAGTGGTAACATGTTATACCTCCTGTAATTTCACGGTTCCCATCCACACTCCGTAGTCATTCGCCGCAAAGTCTAACTGATCAGCAAATCGCACTTTTAGTGTTTCCCGTGTTTCTGGATGTACCCAGTCAAATACACCCGAACAGTTGACGTCATCATAGAACGACCGAAGTTTATAGTACTCAGCTGTTGGCAACTTGTACCCTACGGAATATGTCCGCCGAGTCTTTGTCGTCTTTTTCCTGGTGATTAGCGTCATATTTTCAACTTGACCTTTATACGAAATATCTGGAGTAGTCTCCTGAATTGGATATATCGGCCATCGAATATCTGGAAATACTGCCATAGTTATACTGCGGATGCCTTGATGGCGTCACGCATACCTCCTTTGTTTGATTCCATAGCACGAACTACTACATCGATAACATAATTCTCACCATCAAACCGAGAGTTCTGCTGCTTGCTTTCAAGTTCTTGACCAGACTGATTGATGATATTAACAACTACATTGTTGCTTGTAGCGCCACCTACCAATCGACGAGTTTCGCTTGCCGTATAAATGCGGTGTGATCCAGAGGACTGTAATAGTTCTGGTCCATTTTCACCAACCAACATAAGCCCTGGGTTCGTTTTTCCTCAGGCAGCAAATCGATTACCAGTAAACGCGGAA